GGGACACTCGCTGCGACCATGTCGCGGTAGCGGTTCCAGTTGACAGTTTGGTTGGTGGTGGCCGCGCGCATGATTGCGTCATACGCGCTGGCTTCAGACAGCATCGGATTCACGAGTCGAGGGGCTCGCAGCTGTGCTAGCAACTCCGCCGAGATCACATAGCGGGTCACTCTGTCGCGGCCCCACCAAGCCTTGGCACGGGCTCGGACTGCGACTTCAATGAAGAGGGGATTTCTGTGGCGCACCTCTTGGAGTGTGTTTGCGTCTGGTCGCATGTCGGCATGGTCCCCGCTGTCGACGTGCCGAACAAATTCGATACACATCCGCTGGCAGAACAGCCGACCGGCACGGTAATACATCACCCCGAAGACACAGAAGTAGGAGAAAAGGAGCAGGCGCAGCAAGGACGCAAGAGCATCATGGAGGCTGTGCCACCAATCGCTCCCCTGCCCATATGTCCAGCCGTAGGACGGGTACCACATAAGAACCAAGAACATTGTCATCGCGACTACCATGTCCATGGGTGGCATCCAGAACCCAGCACTGACCGAGACCTTAAGCTTCTCAATCAACGCCAACGCTTGCGCGTCACCCAGTGCGACGCGGCGAGCAAGTTCCTCTTCGGCTTTCTCCATCCTCTTGTGTTCCTCCTCATGTTTGGCGCGGAGCTCATCCAAGTCTTGCTTGAACTCCTTTGCCGACGCAATGGCGCCGTCGGCGCGGTCCGCCTGATCCTTGACCGCCTTGCCCATCTCGCTTGTGGCCGTTCCACCCCGGTTGGGGCAGAAACGGGCCTTGTGGCCCAGTTTGCCGCAGTGGTGACACATGACCTTCTCGTCACGGTTTCTTGAGTCACCTCGATGACTCGCAGCCACCTTGGCATACGGGACCCGCTGAGCCGCAGCGATCGGCTCCCGGTCACTGCATCCGCTCGAGTTCGTAGCTGCAGGGACAGCCGCACACGGAGCAGATGAGGGAGTGGCAGGACGGGCAGTGGTTGCCGATGCCTGCGCACTGGTCTGGGTCGAAGCACCACCAAGTTCGCTTGGTGAGGCCCCCCCCCCAGTAGTTGTTGAGGAAGTGATAACTGCGTTCAAATCCGACATTTCGCGCTCGCTTCTTCCGTTCCGCTTTGGAAATTGTTTTTACAGGCTTCCAATCCAGCAATGACGCCGGCCTGTCAAGGTTCATACGGCTGTCCTGGGACAGTTTACACCGTACACCAGCTCTGCGGGCTGGATTTGGGTGACCCTGTGTCGGGGGTCAGTCGCTCTTCCCCGGGGTGTTAATCCGGAGGTAAGAGTCGGGGTAGAGACCAGGTCCGAAGACTCAGGTAGAAT